CGGCATTCCCCACGCGGACCGATGCCACATCACACCGTTATTGGTGACGAAGATCTGGACCGCGCCGGACGTGGATGGGGTGCCGGTGAACGTGAGCACGGTACCAACGACTGAGTTGGTCGGCAGGTTCGCTACGCCGGTCGATATCGAATACGTGACCACCGTATTGACCGGCAGGGTGTTCAGATCGTCATACGGGGCGACAACGGACGAAACGGCACCGATATTGCGATCACGCTGAATGGCGGATGCGAGCACCTTCTGCTGCGCCTCGGTCAGCCCCATGCTCTGGTACTGGCTGCCCTTCTTCCACTGCTTCGCCGCAGCATCCCACCAGTAAATGAATCCGTCCGCGATCACGACCGCGATCCCCGAACCCTGCGGCCTGTCCGCCTGCAGGGCGGCCAGCGTCGCATATGCCTGCGGGGCCGAGGTCGCGTTCGCCAGCCACGACGCAAGCTGCGTGAGCGCGTTCGCGGACTGCGTCGCATACCCGCGCGCATCGCCGACCGCATCCTTCGACTCGCCAAGCAGGGCCGCCGCCTCCGGCGTCACCACCGCCGGCGTCGTATCAAGCACCGCATCAACAAGATCAACGATCTGATCCACCATGAAAAACTCCTTAAAAATCAATCCGTTATCAGCACGTAGCCACATGCCAGCGTCCGGGAAGTCAACCCGTCCGGGCTCGTGACCACGCATTTCCATGCGCCCGACCTGCGGCCGGCCCACTCCGGCGCGGCAAGCAGATCCGGAAGAACCGACGCGACCGCCAGCCCATCCATGCCCGTCACACACGCGCCACTCCACCACAACTGTCCGGACGGCGACCGCAATTCGACCACGCCCGACCAGCCGCGCAGATCCACAGGCACACGAGTACCGTCCGGCTTTATATGAGACCAGCGTGCGCCGATTCGATACGAGTCGCCACGGATCAGACGCAGATCACGACGGGCCACACTAACTCCCGAAACACTCATAAAAACTCCATTCCTATGCGATACTCATCACTGTCATGCTCATATGAAATCTCCTTAGAATTCCGGTGGCTTCAACGGCGCATAGATAATCTGGTAGCCGCCAAGAATGCCCGCCAGACGCTCGAACTCGTCGTAGGTGTACGAGACGAGATTCTGCATGTAGTTCTGCTGACTCGTGAGATTATCCGTGACCGATTTGAGCGAGTCAACGGTGTCACCCTGGCTGCTCACGATGCCCTGCAGCTGTGTGACGATATCAGTCAGCTGACTTTGCTGATCTTTCAGAGTGTCCTGTTGGATTCCGAGCTGCGTTTGCTGTTCGGCGAGCTTGCCCTGCATGAGCTGCTGCTGCTGGATGGTCTGCGCAAGCTGACCGGTAAGCCCCGTGGTCAGCTCCTGCTGCGCTTGCAACTGCTTCGTGAGCGCGTTGAGCTTGATCGTGGTCTGCTCGGTCTCCGAGCCGGTGGAATTATTCGCCTGATTCTTCTCCTTGTTGCGCCGGCGTTCGGAGCGCACGGAATCCTTCGACCAGTCGGCGCGGCCCGGCGCGTATTTGCGGACGCCCAACGGATCCACCGGGGTCAGGTCCTGCGGTTCGGGCACGTCCACAGCGGGCATGAGCGGCTGCGCCTGCGTGGCGATGAGCGCGTGACCCGCCTCATTGGGATGCACCTTGTCCGACTGCACATCTTCCGGCTTGCCGAACAGCCAGTCCCACGCGTCAATCACCACGTCCGCGCCCACCGTGCGCGCAGCGGAGGAAAGGCCTTTCAGAAACGGCGCGTAGGAGTCTTCGAATCCGTCAGGCTCCAATCCCTGCGGACCGACCATGATTGCGAGTTTCGCGTTCCGGTAGCGTTTGCGTATCGCATTGGCGATCGCGAATACCTGAGCGGCGGCAGAGGATACGTCGGCCTTGGCCTTCGCGTCCTCATAGCCAGCAGCCAACACGACCAGTCCCACCGAGTCGGCGGGCACTGCGGCGTCGGCGGCTGCCACGGTCAGCTGCGCGAGCACGCTGTTGGATTCCACCGTGTAACCCGCGCCCTCCGCCGCATAGACGTGCGGGGTCAGCGAGAGCGCCGTGGCCAGCAATTGCGGCCAGCGCTCCGATTCGTCCGTTATCCCGGTGCCAGCCGGGCTGCCGTCGCCGAAAACCAATGCGTGAATGTCGGCCATCAGACCCGCTCCCTCGCCTGGATGCTCAGCCAATCCGAATCAGCCGAGCCATCAACGTCAGTGATCTTCAATTCGAGCATCCGGCCGCCGAGGAAGTCATCCTCCACCCACACATCCGCCCAATCTCCCGGTTTGACCGGATAGTCCTCGCCAACGGCAAGGCTGTAAGTCTCGTCCGGATAGGCGCCGTAAGCCACGCCCGACTGCGCATACTGGCGCAATGTCTTGAGTTCGGTGGCAGTGGTGTGCGTCGTGTCCGCCGATTGGATCAGCAGCGGCAACATACTGTGCTTGTCGGTGACGCGGGCCATGACGGTCTTGTCGCCATGCTTGCCGCCGATCGCATACACTTGGTTCGTCATGCCCGACCCCTTGCCGTCCACCGACGAGAGCACGATGCGCTGGCCGGGGACATCCGCATGCCATGCGCCCAGAGCCTTGCCCTCCAGCCATGCGTGGTCCACGATCTCCGGATGGCTGCGCAGGTCGAATGTGAGCGTGCCGTCCGGTTTGATGCGCGGGTCGAAACGAATCTCATTGCCATCCGCCAATTTAGCCAGGTCATCCAAACGGTCAGACGTTTTCGACACGTCATAGCCGTTATAGGTGCGCGTATTGGTTCCGCCCTCAACAGGTGGCAGCGTGATGGGCAGCGCGCCCCACTTCATCGCCTCAGCCACCAAGCCACGCGCGATATCAGAATAGCTGCCCGTCAAGGTCAGCGCCCATGCGCCGGCGGGATGCTCCTCGTCCACTAGCACGTCTCCGTCCACCCAGCCATCATCCAATGCGTGGTTGAGCACGAGGCGCGTCGAGGTCAGCGACCAGCCGCCCCCGCACGACAGACTCAGCTTGCGGCCGTCATGATCCCAATGGTAATCCACCAATGGCCCAGCATGCTTCACATCCTCGCTGTCGGATGCCGGATCGTAGCGGTGCGCGGCGATAATCACGCCCCACAGCTTCAGCAGGTCATGAAACCCACTGGGTATGCTCAGCGCCTCGCGCGAATAATCCACGTCCACCGAGAGACTGCCCGGCTCATTGATCGAATCAGACCATTGCGCGGCAGTATACGGCAGACGGAACATCGGATCCCCAAGAGGCCCGAACACGTCACACACCAACGGATCCAACGCCATGTCTACCTCCAAGCAGGGGAAACGGTCATCGACAGCGAGCCGCCGCCGGACAATGAAACAGGGATAATGCTTGCGCCGGGCGGAATGCGGAACGCCTGACCCGATGCCACGCCAGCAGACGGGATCATGTCGCGCAAATCAAGATCGAGAACGTTCGCATTGCCAGACCACCTGACCGTGCGCGAGCCAAGCGACAACGACAACGCCGTCACGCCGCCATCCACATGCACGCTCGGCCACGACCCCACACGGCCCGCATTCTCCACACGCAACAAGCCACCCGAAGGCGAGAACACAACCGGATCACCATACTTCAGCGGATCGGGACAGTAGATGATGAGCGTGAAGTAAAGCCGCTGACGGTCGAAGTAGACGCTGGTCTCGGGGTCCTCGACCAGATACCCGGTGACATGCTGACGCCCGGCCTCGTCCTCCACCGTGACTCGCAGCTCACGGGCAATGAGATCGGACAGGCGCTGCTGTTTCTCGCTCATCTCGATGCTGGAACGGCAGAATGTCGCGCCTTTTATCGTGACCGTACGACCGCCCTGAGTGAGACGCGAAGGCCAGTAATCGCCGTCCTGCTGGGGAATTGCCACCGGCTGCGTCTCCCTCACAGGAGGCGTGCCATACAAGCCTTCGAAGCCGCCTGCGACAATCCAGAATGGGGCGAAATCAGCCCAAATGCCATTCGCGAAGATAATATCATCGACATCGCTGGCTACCGTGACTCTCATATGCTACCCCCGTATCCGGCGAGGTCATGCTGTTTCTTCGCCGCGATCGCGCTCATGATCGCCTGCGTGCTAGGAGGGTTGACGATGCTCACCCGGCTGTTGTCGACGTAGGATCGGCTTGGCTGCTCTCGCTTCGCGTATCCGGACGGTACTGGCGTCCTCTCGTAGCGTCCCACCAGCCCGCCGTCCGCGTACCGCTGGTAGTTGAGCATGTCGAGGAACCCGACGCCGAGAGCTCTGACCGCATCTGCCTTCATGACATATTCGCCGTTGGAGACGAGGGCGGCTATCGAGTCGGAGGTTCCGGTGCCGGGACCGCTGATGAGTCCGCCCGTGGCGTATTTCGTAGAGGTGCCGCCGCTTCCCCCGGAGGCGATGTGCTCTCCGGTGCTGACGTAGTTCATGGTGACGCGGATGGTCCTGTCGTTCAGTGTGACGAGATCGTTACGCACCATCTGTATCTTGTTGAGCGCATCGCCTGTGTCGGCGGTGATTCTCACGTTCTTGCCGTTGGGCACGTTGTTCACGGACTGCGAGAGCTGGTCCACAGCGCCGCGCGTCAAGCCCGACTGGTCGGCGAGCGCGTTGGCCTGGCTGGCGGACATGCCCATTTTCTGCGCGAAGTCGATGAAGCGATTTCTGGCGTCGTCGATGGTGGGCATGATCTGGTCGATGGTATTGCCGTTGCGGGCCTGCGCTTCGGCGGCGTCGAGCGCCGACTTCGCCACGTCGTTCAGGGCGGACTGGTTGCCGCGTCCTTGCTCCGTGTTGAGGTCGAGGGTCGCGCCGTTCTGGGCGATGGCCTGCGACGCCTTGTCGAAGCTGTCGTACATCTTGATTTCGGCGTCCGATTCGGACAGCGCGAAGCCGTAGTAGGTCTTCAGCGCGTCGATGGCTTCGCCGAGCGCACCAGCCTGATCATTGATGCCCTTGTTGGTTGCCCCGAACGCCTCGCCCAGTATCTGGCTGGAATCGGCCGCCTTGTCGTCGGCATCGTCCTTCTGGCCGGTGGCCGTGGTGAGTCCTGCGGTGGCGAGCGTGCCCTTCACCTTCTCGGCGGTGGCCTGCTTTTCGGCTTCGGCCGCCTGCTTTGTACTTTCCTTGGCTTCGTTGATCGCTTTGGTGGCTTGATCGCGGTGCGCGCGCAGCTCGTCGGTGGTGGCGGTGGCGATGCCTTGTTTGGAATCGTAGTCGTCCATGATCTTGTTCATTTGGGCGATGGCGGTCTTGCTGCCGTTGGACGCTTCAGCGAACAGTTTCTGGCTGACGCCGACCTTGTCGAGCGCCTCGGAGAGGCTGCCCGCATTCGAGCGCATCTTCTGCCACCATCCCCAGTCGGTGTTGTTGCCGCTGGCGATATTCTGCATGAGCTTCTGCACTGCCGACTGTCCGGACTGGAGAGCGCTTGTCATGTCCTGCGTGCGCGCTTTCGCTTCGGCTTGCTTCTGCGCATAGATATTGAGCACGATGGCGGCGCCGGTGAAAGCAGCTCCCCACGGGCCGCCGAGCATGCTCAATAGGCCGCCGCCGACGCTTTTCAGGCCTTGGGTAGCGGTGGCGCTGCGCGTCATGCCGTTCGCCATGAGGCCCAGCCCCTTTTCTGGGCCTCGCGCGGCTGCGGCGAGGTCGCCAAGTCCCGCGTTGAGCTGCGGTATCGCCGTTTTGAAGCGCTGCACGGGGTCGAGCACGAGGCCCATGCCCCGGCTGAAACCACTGGACGACGTGGAAAGATTGCCGAACATCTTATGCAGTCCGGCGAACGCTCCGATCCCCATGCCAACTAGCACAGTGGATTGCTGGATCTTCGGGTCGAGGGAACCGAACGCGTTGATCACATTAGTCACGTTCTGCACGATCGAGCGGAATGGGCCATTTGCGCCCGAGCCGATTTTGATGAGCATCGTCTCCACAGCGCCCGAAAGCTGCTCCAGATCACCTTTGAGATTGTCGTTGCGCGATGCCGCCTGCTTGGCTGCGAATCCGCTGTCAGACACGGCCTTCGTCCAGCTGTCAATGCCGTCCGCTCCCTGGTTGTACAGGGTATTCGCGGCGCGTACCGCGTCACTGCCGAAGATCGTGGCGAGAGCGGCGTTGCGCTGCTCCATCGACAACCCGCCCATCTTGTCTTTGAGAATCCCGGCCAATCCTGAGAGACCCACAAAGTTGCCTTGGGCGTCGTAGGCGCTGATGCCCAGATCATCCATGGTCTGCTGTGCTTTTTTGCTGGGGTTCGCGAGCGCGATGAGCATGCTTTTGAGGCTGGTGCCCGCGTCGCTGCCGATCATTCCGGCCTTGGCGAAGCTGGCGAGCGTACCCGTCGTCTCCTCCATGCTGATGCCGAAACTGTTGGCGACCATGCCTGACTGTCCGAGAGCATATCCAAGGTCTTTGGCATTGCCCTGCGCCTTGCCTGCGCCAGCGGCCAATGCGTCCGCTACCTTTGTGGCGTCCGTGCCTTTGAGGTTGAATTGTGCGAGCGTGGATGACATGAGTTCGGCGGCTTCGCTCACAGCCATGCCGTCTGACGCAGCCAGATCAAGAGCGCCGTTCAGTCCGCCATTAAGGATATCGCTGGCGCTCATACCGGCTTTGGCAAGCTCGTTGATCGCATCGGCGGATTCGGTGGCGGAGTATACGGTGCGCGCTCCCGCTTCGAGAGCGGCGTCGCGCAGCTTGTTCAATTCCTTGCCGGTGGCGCCCGCATTCGCCTGCACCATGCTCATGCTGGAGTCGAAGTCCATGAAGTTTTTGACTGCGGCGACGCCGATGGCGGCGGAGAGCGCCCCGACTGCGAGACTGGTCTTGGAGGCGATGGAGCCGAAGCGCTGGCTTGTGCTCATCGGCTTCTCGAGGGCCGTGCCCAGATGCTCGGCCTGCGCGGACGCGGCCTGCATGCGCGTCGTGTAGTTGCTCGTGTCCGCCATGAGGCGGATGACGATGTTCTCGTTCAAAGCCATTGCCAGCCGCCTCTATTCTGTTTTGGTCCGTGTAGCCGTCAGGCTCGTGGTCAGGCTGTTCGGCGCGTCCACGACGCCGGAATCGGCGAACTTTTTCATCGCGTGCTCGCGCATCTGGCCGACGAAGCACTGTTCCACGCCCGCTCCGGAGAATACTGAGCGGACTTTGTGCTCGTCGTGGCAGAAGTCAATGTCCATGCCGCACACGGGGCATACGTGCGCGTTCTCGTAGGCTTGCAGGGCGAGCATCCACTCGCGTTCGGTCTGATCCCATTCGACCGGATCATCCCGTGTAGCCGTCCAGCCAAGAAACCTCTTGTAGCTGATGCCGAGCGACTTGGCGCACCTCAGTTCGGCTAGAATATGCGGGTTCTGGCCGAGCTTTTCGGCTAGAGCAGGTCGCGGACGCCTTTTGGGACTGCCGTCACCGGCGTGTTCAGCTCCTGCACCGCAACCATCAGCTCCTGCGTCTGCGAGTCGGTCAGCGAGTCCAGCAGGGCATCCAGATCATCCGAGGCGAGTTCGACGGGGGTGGGCTTCGTCTTCCACGCGGCCTTGTCGAGCATGGCGGGAATGGCGTCCTTGATCATCTGCGGCCAGTCCTTGACGACGCGCTCCTTGACGACATTCGTGTTCTCCACGACTATCGCGTTCCACTGGCTCGAATTCAGGCCATGCAATGCCAATACGAGCGTCGAATCATCCACTGCGGCGACCGCCTTGGCGAGAGCCGTCTTCGACGTCTTCGACGGGTTGTCGCCGAGGCTGTTGGCGATGCCGATGCTCTGCTGCAATGCCGCGTAGTCGGTGACTACCTCCACGCTCTTCGATGGCTTGGTGATGGTGATGCCCATGTCTCTTTTCCTTTCAAAACGTGGTCATTCCTGTTCGGGGAAAAGAAGTAAGGCCCCTCATGGCGGAAAGGAATGTGGAAACGCCATGAGGGGAGCATTGATGTCAGGCCCCGGATGCGACGGTCGCGGTCTCAACTTCCGCGTCGGGGGCGATGGAGAAGCCGATGAGGCTCTGCTGGCGGGCGTTGCCCGCGTGCGCGACCGGGGTCTTCTTCGCGATGACCACGCGGTACACGGATACGACGTCGCCGGATGCGAACGGCTTTCCAGCGCCTCCCGGCCCTCGACGGCGCACGAAGAAGCCGGAGGTTCCCTCGGTGAGCGTGGTCACGGCCACGTTGGGCGCGTCGACACCGGCGTTGATGTTGTCGAGCACCTGGATCTCAGTGTTGTCGAACGCGAGCGTGCCGGGGATCTTGCCGACCGTGCCCACGCCTTCCCTCGCGTCGTCCTCGAAATTCTGCTTCATGGTGGGATGCCAGCCATCTGAGACTATCCACTTCGAGATGTCGGTGGCCTCAGCGCCGGTAAGCTCAGTGACGGTCGGGGCTTTCATGTTCGCGATGGTCTTCACGAAGACCGTCTTCATGTCCTGTTCCAGATACGCGGGTGCCGCGTCCTCATATGCCATAATCGGCTCCTTGCTTGGATATGGAAAAGCCCCGACGGTTGCCGGGGCCTGTTGGTTGGGTTGTGTCTAGTCGGGCCATCCTGTGCGCCATGAGAGCACGCGCATCAGGTATGGCGTCGAGGTGTCGGGATTGACGAGTTCGGAGGCGTAGACGCCCGAATCCGCGTCGGCGAGCAGACCGGCGATGCCGCTGCCGGGCTGAGCACCGTCGAGAGCATGCATGAGCCTGTCGCACGCGCCGCCGATGCTGCTCTCGCTGGTGGAGACCACGCGGATGCTCAGCGTGGCGCGGTGGCTGCTCGTGCTTCCAGCCTCCGAGCCGTCACGCCACTTCTCGGAGAGCGAGACGACTACCCACGGGGGCTTCGAGCCGTTGGCGATGCCATCCTTGTAGACTTGCCAGCCATTGAGGTCGGGCAGCAGGCCGAGAATCGCGTTGCGGGCGTCGAGATAGGAGGTCATAAGCCTTCCGCCGCCTTCGACACGTACTTGGCGGTCGCTTCAAGCTCGTCCTCGCCGTGCTCGTAGAAGTCGTGCGTGCCGCCGCCCTTGGACGTGCCGAAGAACGCGATGTTGGCGAGTTCGCCAGCACCTCCCTCACGCGGGCCGATGTCAGCCTCCGCCATGACGCCCCTGTCCTTCATCTCATAGGCGATGGGAATACGCCTGATGGCCTTGTTTGAGGAGCCTTGCAGATCCTCGGTGACCGCCTCCTTGATGTTCTGCGCTCCCTTCTTCACGGCGGCAGCAACCAAAGCCCGCTTCTTCAATGGGGCGGCTGCGAGCTTTTGAGCGAGCGCGTTGACTTGAGATACGTCAATGAGTGCCATGTCACTCTCCTTCCGGCATTTCCTGCACGTTCCAACGTCGGGCCGTGGCGTGCGTCTTCTCGGACTGCAGGTTCACCAGTCGGAAGCGCCTGCCCACCAGGTCGGGGTCGTCTGAGGCGGTGCATAACGCCACGTCCTTCTCCTTGATCCCGGTGAGAGATGCGGGGAAATGCAGGTACAGGCTCCATACGGGCACGTTGCCACCCACGTTGCTGCTGTCACCGGACGCGGTGACCACCTGTGAGGCGATGCCGCCCGAGGTCTGCACCTTGCCCTTGGACTCCGCCACCTGCTTCATCTCTTGGACATCCACGCCCGTATCCGGGTCGGTGACATTCCTGCCGGTATATCGCTGGATGCTGAATTGGTCTGTCATGAGTCGTTCCGCCTGGCTCCGCAGTCTCGGCAATGCGTTCTGCACCATGGTCAATACGTCCATGAGAGCCTCCCTAATAGCCGTAGGGGTATGAGGGGAGCGGGAAAGCATCAGGCTGGGCTTGCGCGATAACACTGAACGCCGTAGTCGAAGCGCTTTTCAGCAGCAACGACCACTCGGAGTCAAGGATGACAATCTCACCCGTAGACCTAGAGGCATCAACTGTCTGCTGGAAGTTGCCATCATCGATCTGTGTCATCATGGAGCGCATGCCATCAGGATTCCTGGCTTTACGCTCCACGGCTGACACTTCCACGTCGTTCACGGTCGCCTTGTAGTCAGCATCTGCAGCAGCCCAACCATCCAATTCGGTCACCCGAGCACGGATGATGCGTTCGGCTCTGTTGAGCCAACGTTGAATCTGCTTTCCCCGTGCACTGTCGGTGGTGATATCCTCGCCAAGTTCGGCCGCGACATCATCGACGTTTGCATATTTGGCTACGAGTGGATCGTCGGGCATGGCTACCTCACTTTTTCGCAGTGGTGTTCTTGGGCTTTACCGGCTGGTCTTCCGTAATCTCGTATCCGTGTCTTTGGAAATACGAGATGTCGGAATCGCAGGTGCCGATGCCATTTTGGAAATTGACACCTGCGACATCACCGGTGAAGCCCTTGACCGGGGCCTTCACTGTCCAGCTCATTGCACCTTCACCCCGCGAAGGACGGCTGCTGCCTTGGTGGCCTTCAATGCGACCGCGATGGGTCCAAGTTCGACCTCGCCCTTCTTCACCGCATCCGCGGTTGTGAAGTCTGGCAGCCAGGTCTGCACGAGCTGACCGCCAGCGACGGAGACGCCATGGAAACCGTCAAGTCCGACACGGTATGCGTACACGTCCGACGTACCGGTAGTGGAATCCACTGGAATGATCGGGTCGTTGGTTCCGGCCTTCGCGCCAGCGTCAACGAGCAGAATGTTGCCATAGGTCTCGCGGGTGACCGGACGACCGTTTGCACCGACAAGATCCTCAACGGGGTCCTTGACGTACTGGCTGGTGCGACGTGCGGCCGCACGAATCTTCGCCAAAGCCTTCGCGTTGCCGACGAGGACCGTCGGATCGCCGTCAAGCAGGCTGAGGAAGGCGTCGAGCGAATCGAGGATCTTGAACCCGTTGTCGGAAACGTCGGTCCAGTCAGGATTGGAGGTTTTGTCCTCGGTGCTGGAACCGGTCAAGGCCTTGTCGAGGCCGTCGAAGGCGTTCGCGTCGGTGGCGGTGTCGCCGTTTATCACGGTGTCCTGGAACAGAGTGGTCGCAGCCTTGACCTTCTGCGTGATGTTCAATGCGATGGAACCAGACGCTTCAGGTCCGAGATTGGCGAGCACACGATCGACTTCGAAGCTGCCACCGAGAACCGCCAGATCGACGGAGAACTTCTGCGTGGTGACTTCCTGCGGTGTGTATTCGCTGTTAATCGCACGGAACGCAGCGGTCGGCTGCGTTGCGAGACGACGATACGAGTAGGTAAGCGTCGCACCGCCGCCAGCCGGATTCACCACATCGTCGAAGATGAGTGAATCAAGGATTTCCGAGTTCTTGCGGAACTCGTCGATGACCATGGGATCATAGTCTTCGAGCGCATTATTCTTGGCTTCCGCCAAAGTTACTGCCATTTGTACCCTCCTTAAGGGTTATTTCAGATGACCGGCGATCGCGGCGGACAGGGATGTGGGCTTTGGCTTGCCACCCCTGCCTTGGCTCTTGTCGGGTTTGGGAATGTTCGGCTTGGTTTGCTGAATCAGCGGAAGAAGTTCATCTGCATCAGCGAGCATGGAATCCTTGTCGGAACCGTTGAGCCGAGTGGCGAGCTTCAAAGGGATACCCTTTTCAGCGGCAACCTCATACTGCAAGGCCTTGAGCGCATTCTCGGAATTGGATTTTTCCAATGCCTGCAACCGTTCGGCTTCCTTCTCGGATTCGGTCTTGTCTTTGTCCTTGAACGCTTGGATCTGAGCCTCG